AAGAGAGATTGATGACTTTGGAATCATTGCATTCTTGCGTGAGTGCCAGCATGAGGTTGGAGTTGGTGGTCGCTTCTTCGCTGACTTTAAGGAATATTCTCCTACGGGAGAACAGTGGCACGTTATTGATGGCATAGAAGTACAGCCGTGGTGGAGAGTATGGGCAAGTCACGACTTTGGTACAGGTTCTCCGTGTGCATTCTATTTGTACGCTAGTGATGACAAAGAGAACATCTATGTACTAGACGAATTGTATGTACCGGGGCTTGTAAGTAGTGCGCAGGCTGATGCAGCCTTAGCGTTGTTACAGAAACACGGTTTAGGAACACCATCGTCAAAAGATAAACCTGATGGCAAATGGAATACGAAACTAGAAGCGATTGCATTTGACTGGGCTAATACATTCCCTCCCGCTGCTTATCAACAACGCATTGGTGAATACCCTGTAGAAATTTGGTGGAAGAAAGGTCTTCCTGCAGTCATGGCAGTCAAAGACCGTAAAGCCGGATGGCGCCGTGTCAAGGAATGGTTAGTTGCAAGTCGTGCAGATACCATCAATGGGACTACGTTTGTAAAACCACGTGTACAAATCGTACGTAGTAAATGTCCTAACCTTATTCGTGAATTGAACAACACAATGGCAGACCCACGAGACCCAGAAGATATTGATGGTGGCACAAAATCTGACCACGCAATTGACTCGTTTCGATATGGTTTGATGTACCGGGAGTATCCAGTTGCTTGTCCCGAAGTGGTTCCAGAACGAGATTACAAACCATCATGGATGAAAGATAAGAATAAAGAGGATTACATTTAAATGGACACGACTCTGCTTGTGTGTTTAATTATTGTTTTATTTTGTGTCTTTATCTGTGCAATTAGTTCGGTATATTGCGCTTATGAATTACATTGTATAAGACGTGGTATTCCGGTAAAGAAACCAAAGTCTGAGAGTAGGTACGTCTAATGTCCACTGAAGGTCCAAGTCCGCTTAACGCATTGAGTAACCTGCTGCCAGCATTACAGCAGAGAATGAGAAATGCAGGGCGTCCAAAAGTTGCTGCGTTTGAACAGAAAATGATTGCTGGTATACCGGGGTTTGACAAACTAAAGGATGCTCGTGTCGATGACCCTAATGACTATGGGATTGACCACGATGCCAATCAGTGGAGTAAACCTGTCACTCTATCGGCAGAAGACGAAACCCGTGTAGTTAACTACGTAGTAAAGCAATTTGATATTGTTCAGCGCTCTAGGCAAGAGATGGAACTTGAATGGAAGTTAGCCAATGCGTTTTTTGAAGGACGTCAATGGTTACGTATTAACTCCCAAGCCAGAAACCTTAAGAGCATTCAGAATCCAGACGAACCAACACGTTATGTGACGATTCAAAAAATGCGTCCACTGATTGATGGCTTAGTTGGAAAACTGTCACAAGTTGGTCCTGACTCTAGGGCTGTTCCCCTTTCGGAGAATCCCAAAGACAGACTTGCTGCAGACGAAGCAAACATCATCTGTGCAAATTACAACCGCAAGTTTAAGCGTGAGACACAACTTAAAGAACGAATCCGCTGGGCGTGTGTAACTGGAACTGTTTACGTCAAAGTATGGTGGGACGCTAACCAAGAGCAGACTGTTCCACTTTATGATGCAGAGACCGGCGAGATATCTGGCTTTGAAAAAATGAAAGTCGGAGACCTCTGCGAAGAGATTCTTCCGTGCTTCGATGTATACCTTGACCCTACTGCTAAGAACGACGAACAAGTACGTTGGTTGATTCATGCTGCGGTCAAGCCAATGTCTTGGTTTACAGATAACTACGGTGAAAAGGGTAAAGCCGTAGAAGCAAATGCAACTACAAATACTAATGCCCAAAAAGTAGACGCTTACATTGATGGTGGTTCTGGAGACTTAGGTGGATATATTCCTCCAAGTAGCGCCAGACTGCTAGACAAAGAAGCCAGAAAAATGTCTGCAGTTGTGTACGAATATTGGGAAAAACCGTCACAACAATACCCTGAAGGGCGATTCATTGTATGTACAGATAAAGTCCTTCTGTACGCAGGTCCGTGGCTATACAAGAAGAAAGATGAGTTCCCATTTATCCCACTTAGATGGCAACCTCGGTCCGGTACTCCTTACGGGTATAGCCTCGGATTTGACTTGGCTCCGTTGCAGCAAACGTACAACCGTATCTACTCACGTATGCTGGAACAGTTTGAGCAACAGCGTGATTACGCAATGGTTCAACGTAGGTCTGGTATTGGTGCCGATGCGTTTAATCATATGGGCGATGACCGTGAAGATGATGCACGTACGATGCGCAAAATCTATTACGAGATGGGTTCTGCTCCTCCGCAAATTTATCGTTCTCCCGGCGTAGGCAACGAACTAATAACCTTCCTGCAGTTGCTGGAAAAAGATATGCAGATGATTGCAGGTATGCATGACGTGTCGCAGGGACAAGCCCCAGCCGGTACGCCAGCCGAAGCAGTTATGATGTTGCAGAAGAGTGACAATACTCAACATAGTTACATTCGTGCTGATATGGAAATTTCTAGCGCACGAATTAAAGAATGGGAAATTGCTCTTGTAGAACAGTTTGGCATTGTGCCATTTGTTGGTTCTACCGATGAAGAAAGCAATCCATCTGAAGATATGGCTCAAGGTCTTGTCAATTTTGAGCACATACGTAACGGTGGCAATTATCGCATCGTCTATGTACCGGGGTCCACTCAGCAAGATAGTCCTGAACAGAAGTTGCAAAAACTTATGGCGTTCAGACAAATGGGATTATTTGGTGACCCACAAGACCCAGCAACAAATCGTCTTGTTGTCACAATGGTCAATATGCCTGAGACGTCACGAATCCTTCAACACCTTGATGAGCAAGAGCAGGCTATGGCTGCTGCGCAACAGGCTATGGCTGAACAACAGGCTGCTATGGCTGAACAACAGCAAGCGACAACTCGAAAGTTTGACCCAGAGGCAATGCAAATGCAGGCTGAACTTGATATCCAAAAGAATCAAGAACAACAATCTGGAAAACTTGAAGCAGATATTGCAAAGATGCGTGAACGGTCACGTCTCCAGCAAGAAAACGAGGCAGCAAAGTCAATTACCGAAGTGGGTCGTGAAAAACTCAAAGCGGAATTGGTGCCTCAACGACCAAAAAACTCTAGCAGTTAGTTGAAAATGGGAGTATATATACGATGTCTGACGAGATGATGACACACACACCGGACTCATCAGCCGGTGCGACAGACTTTGGGGGCGTGGCAAACGCCATTTTGGACGATGTTCGTACTGCCGCCGGGTACGACACAGACGGCATCACGGGCGTAAATGATGATGCATATAATGTCCAAGACGATGGGCAACCATCGCACATTCAGGGTGAACCGGGTCCAATACCATACGACCGATTTCGTGAAGTAAACGAACGTGCCCGTCAGGCACAATCGCAACTTGACAATTGGGGAGATGTGATTTCGGGTTTACAAGCACAAGGTTATCGTAGTGCAGAGGATGTGCGACGAGCATTGCAGGAACAACAACTGCAATCGCAAGAGAACGAAATCCGTACTCGATACCACGAACTTGAAAGCCAGAGTCTTGTGGATTCAACTACTGCTAACTTGCAGATGGAAGCCGAACTAGAAGCATTTCGCTATCGAACAGCAATTGCCGAAGCCCGGACTTACATGGTGCAGAACGAAAAGCAAAAGGCTTTTGCTCAATACCCAGCAGCACAACAGGCAACTCAAATGGTTGACACGTTGATTGAGAAGGGTATTCAACCAGAGCAAGCAATTAAACTAGTTGCTTCTCAGATTGAACAGTTGAGCAAATCATTGAAAAGTGAAGTTGCAAAACAGGTCACTAGTAATCGTTCACTACCAACACCAGCAAGTGGTGGGACAACAGCCCCGAATGTCAGCGTAGGAAATAATACAGGTGGTTCAAGGTCTACCCTTAGCCAACTGCTAGGTATCAATAGGTAAGGAGTCACTCAATGGCTATCGACTTTAACGGTGCCTTGACGCTTGCGGACCATGCAGCAATTAGCAATGACCCAGTCGTTAAGGAAATTACAAAATCTCTCCATCAGACGTGGAATGCTCTTAAAGACATTCCTCTTTATACGTCTCCATCTCTTAAGCAAGTTGGAATGCGTTATCTTAACAGCAATATTCCATTACCTAACTGGACCGGTGTAAACTCAGAGCCAGTACCTGTTAAGGGGCGTCCAAAGTCTTACGAAGAGAATATGTATCTCGTTCGTAACAAGATTCTTGTTGACAAGATTCTTATGGCACAGCCAACGAATATTATCGACCCAATTGAAGCACAGGTACAAATCTTCCTAGAAGGTTTTGCGTATGACTTTAACGACAAGTTCATCAACAATTCGCCCGTAACGGGCAATGCGGACTGTTTTCCGGGTCTTACGTATCGCATGGACAATCCTGCTGATTTTGATATTCCATCTGAAATGGATATCTCCGTGCCAACCACACAGGCAACTTTGAAGTCTGGTTCTATTACTGCAACACTTGCTAACGGATTGTTTTCTGCAATTCAGGAACTTCTTGACAACATGAACGCTCCTGACGGCAACGGCGTAGTCTTGTACATGAACGAATTTGCAAAACGTCAGATTGAATTTGCAATCCGTACTATGGGTATTGGAGCAGGCTTCGATGTCACGATGGACAGTTTTGACCGTCCTGTCGAGAAGTATAAATCAGCAACTGTTCGTACTGTAGGACGTAAGTCTGATGGTACTACAGCGATTATTTCCAACACGCTTCCGGGTCCTGTGTCATCTAAGTCTACGCATATTTATGCAGTTCGTTATGGAACTGGATACGTGCAAGGATGGCAGAGTGGTCCATTCAAGCCTGAGTACCTTGGTCTGTCCAAGGAAAATGGAATCATGCATAACGTAGTGTTCGACTGGGGTGTTGGTTTGTGGATTCCACACACACGTGCAGTCGGACGTCTTAAGGTTGAGGCTATCGCTTAGTCTTAGAAAGGTAGAACAAAATGGCTAGAGATAACCGTTTGTTGCTCAGTTTTCCGGCAACCAGTTCGGGCACTAAAATTCTTGCAACGACAACCGCAGGCGTTGTAACAATGTCGGGTGCTGCAGATACATGGGCAAAAGGAACATCGACTCCACTTAACTTGGGAGGTTTCACCAATTATGCTGCTGCGTCTGGTCCAGTACCACCTGCAACAGAAGCCGC